ATCAATAGCCTTCTTGGGCATGGTCTTTTTAACTCTTGCATATTCTTCTTTTGATATCTCCTGATAGGGAGCTTGTTTATAAGTATGGTCTGAATAGGGCAGGAAAGATACTCCCGATAGATGATCGAAGTTCTTCCAGCACCAAGCTCCCACCTCCACCCATTCATTTTCCTTAACGGATACGGTGACACTTGGCTTATGCTCACACCAATGTTCAGCATAGGTCTTCCATATCTCAAGCTGCTGCACAGCATTCAGATCATTCCTAAATTTGGAATTGGTATTTGCTTTAATAGGAAAGGAAAAGACCGTTGTATGTTCGGGACTCATAAGATCAGGCTCATTGGGAATACCATGTTCTTTCATGAAGATAGTAATAGGATCTTTAACGTCTGCTCTGACAGTACGAATATAATAAGGAGCATGTCTCGTATGTATTCCACTGGCACTATCAACTAGCTGAGATACAGTTCCTGAAGGTTTGACACAGGTTATGGCAGTTGATTGATTAATACCTAGTTTCTCACTCCATTTCTTATTGGTCGTAACAGCTACGTTACGTAGATAATTTAATGTATCAGATAGGTAGGTAATTTGTGCAGAATAATCAAGAGTAAGTGGAGAGAAGTTCAGGAGTTTACAATCCATTATCCCGGTAAGAGATACACCAAGTAAACGTTCCTCTGCCGTATTATCCAGCCATCTCTTTCTTAGATATCCAAAGTTGGTAAGGGTGGATTGAATAGTACCAAGTAATGTAGCCACACGTATCTTACGTGCCAGAATATTCTTATCGTCTGCTGGTCTGCATACAACTTCAGTTAAGTTACAGAATTGATTGGGTCGTAGAATAATCTCTGAACAGGGATTGGTTCCAAAGTTAATGTCGGATATCCTGCGGCCATTCTGTGCTGCTTTGTTTTGAGCAGACCTACGATTAAAGATACCACGTTCACCTGACTTGCTTTCATATAGGGATTGCCACTCATTCATAAAGATACCAGTATCAGGACGATCTGTATATACAGCAGAGTTATTAGCTAAGGCTCTTTCTGGATTGGTAAAGGACCATGCACCAGACTTAGCCATTCTCATACGATCATCTGACAGGTTGGACAAAGATATTAAAGCTGATCTACGTACACCACCTACGACTACAACCTCACCAATCTTACAGACAATATCATGGCATTCAAGTGAACTTAGTTTCCTGCCTCTGGCTTCCTCAAACTTACGTATGGTGAAATCGAACAAGTCCACCAAGGGTTGTGGTCCACTGGCTCTACCGCCAAAGGTCTTCAACCTTGATCCAGCAGGACGTATCTTGCTAACATCTATCTTGGGAATACGATTGGTATATAGGTATGATATTAGATCTTTAAATGCTCTGGCCCATCCTTCTTTGGAATCGGCTATGCTTATTACGTCATCTGTTCTTTCAAACTCTATGTCTGGTATGGTGGGAAGTTCATTAATGTACTGCCTCTCCACGGAGAAGCCTACTCCTGTACCATTCATGAGGATGTAAAGTATTTCATCAAAGGACTTTGGATTGTCCACTGGTATGTAAGAGCAATTATATCCAGCTATGTTCTCCCGTTCCAAGGCTGGTCCAGCAGTCATCAGCGATCTCATGCTGGGCATTACCTCAAGAGATAAGATGGAGTTCCTGATCATGTTCCAATCTTTATCATCAAGCTGATCCTTAACTCCAAGATTGTTTTCCACATGGTTGCGGAAGAAAACTATCAATCTATTGACGGTTTCATCCCATGTTTCTCTACGTCCCTCCTCCTCCAACCATCGGGAGTAGCGAGACAAGTATATAAAAGACTGATATTCAGTCGGCAGGTTCATCCATNTTCTCCCCGTATCTAAGTTCCAATATCATTTGTGCATAGTGGATTACCTTTTGGATATCCTTTGCACCCTCTCCCTTTGTCCTATGTCTCGTAATATATTTTACTACATTNCCTTCCAGAAAGTCAAGCTCGTTGGCATAAATATATTCAACTGGTTGAATTTGCAGCTTCTTATAATGATCTCCACCTACTTGATAGTTTCGTGCTGACATTACTCATTCTCCTTTGCATAAAAATCTTCCAAATATTTAAGTGCATTTCTTACTAGAGTCGGGTTATCTCTCAAGTGACCAATACCAGAGTTACATGTTGGGCATAGATGCCCTCTAAACTTTCCAGTTGTATGACAGTGATCAACATGCCAGATTCTTCCATTCACATGTCCTTCTAGGTCTAATGTTTTATCACATATTGGACATGTATAATCTTTATCAGGATAAGGGATCGTTCTTCTGATAAGTTTTATACTGGACTTATTTCTGGCACGGCAGTCATGACATACACCTCTTCTACCTCTTCTTGCTCTTGTATCACGTTCAAATTTATCTAGTGGCTTCATCTCCCCACACTCTATGCATTTTCTATCTGTACTGGTATCTCTTTTCTTTGTCTCAAACAAACTCAGTTGCTCATGGCTATCCATATCTATCTCTCCGATAAAATCTGATAGATCCTATATTTAAAGTCCGGTTTCTTCTCTGAGTTGATAACGTCATAGGCAAATCCTCTCACGATTGTTGGTTCTATTCCTGCGCTGTCACAGATAAATTCAAAGTTATCACATGTTACACCTACGCTACAGAAGAACCACGCAGTAGCTCTGTCCTTTGTAATCTTACTTGCCACATTCGTAGCGTCCAGTAGAGCCTGAAGAATTACAGCCATGTATAACCGTCGCTCTGGTTCTTCATGATCGAACTGAACGATGGGATCAACAAATACATTCTTAGGTTTCTTTGGCTTTAGCATTCTTCTTTCTTTTCTTTCTCCATTCAGGATCTTTATAGCTCTCAACAGGACGATAGAACTTACCACCTACTCGTGAGTTATAGTAGGCATGTTCCTCTGAACCTTCCAGAGTAACGGCCAGTACATTGTGTTTCATTTGATAGTAGAGTTCGTAATACCTGAGACTACGCTTATTCTTATATTCAGCTATGATCTCAAACTTAAAATGCTTCTTTCCTATTTCTTCTATGTCTTGGTTCAACCACTTGGAAGAACCAGTGTATGTTTTCCAATCAGATTCCTTTTCCTTCAGTCGATTGTAATGCATATACTGTTTACATCCAATGTATGCCTTACCATTGCGAAGGTTGGTAATGATATATACGAATCCAAACTTATCTAAGTTCGGAACGAACTCTTTATCGCTACCAACCCTCAACCAATGGTGATCTACCAATCTCTAATCTCTGGTACATCAGGTGTCTTCGACACATGCGTAAGATATCTATATCCTCTTGCATAGTTAAAGACACGTAGCCCGTGTCCACCGTTCTTGTCCTTCCAGCACTCCTTCTTATGAGCACAGTAGATACAGGACGTACCCAATCTACGATTGCCAGACACTCCATCAGCCACATCACTGTAGCATCTTGGCGGTGGACCATCCTGTTTCATTACCGTCTTGAGATTTTTAATCCTATCACTTGCATTAATCATCTCAAGAGAATGAACAGGTAACAAACATATCTCACCAGTTTGTTTATTGATAACAAGGAACGCAGCTTCCTCCATGCCATTGCCTTCAGCATACGCAGAGAGTTGAGCTATGTATCCAAAGGGATCATCTCTTTGGAGTCTGCCTTTCTCAAACTTCTCAAAGCTCCAGCCTGATGCAGACTTACAATCTACAAGTACGTCATCAATCACACAATCCTGATGTCCTTTTACTCCTTCGACCGTAACTTCTTTTTGTGTGTCCGTTACGCTATGTCCAGCCAGACGGGATAACGCAATAAGAAGTTCCTCAAGTATGTAACCATACAGAAACTTGATACGTGTCGATGGAGGTAACGGTAGCACCTCTTCCTCTTCCGAATGCATATCATACCATAGTTGACGATCTGGCCTACCGATGGCAGACAATCGGAGATTACTTTTGGAACGAGGCTTCTCATTTAGAAATAGTTTTAGGTGCTCCTTTATGTTGGTTGCAAATTCATCTACGTGATAATCTATTTCTCTTTCGTCGAGAGAAAGCTCGTCAGGACCAAAGAGATCATAGATATCCTCAACTAATGTATGTATATTTTTCATGTCAGAAAAGTAGGAGAGGCTTTACACCTCTCCCACCCAAGGACTAACTAATTATGATGCGAAAGGGATGTCTTCGTCACCCTCTTCGCTAACAAACCCACCGTCTACAACGTCAAAGGCTTCGTCTGCCTCCGTATTGTATGGAATAAGTTCTGTTACCTGCACCGCACGAAGGTCGGCACTCACTCCTTGACGGCCCTTAAACTCCCACTCATAGGTTGTGTAGTGTACATTAACCTTTGAGCCATTTCCAATAAGGGTATTGGTCATGGTGCGCTTCTGACCATCAACGAGATCAGGAGCACGGTTGAGAGAACCATCCTTCCGACGAACCTTGCGCTTGATCGTAATAAAATCACCACGAGCATCGCCTTTATTCTTGATGGAAAGCCCATCCTTCTTTATAAGGTCAAGGGCTTTCTTATCAAGGTCAGCCACATCCACACACCAAACACCATCAGAGTCGAAGGTGGTGTTAGGGTTGGTGATCGCAGCCCAATAAGCGGTTCCAGAAATTACTGACATATGTATATATCTCCTATTTGGTTATGTTGAAAACGAATTATCTCATAAATGGTCCATCGTGTCAAGTATTAAATTGTCACGGTTACTTAGTGTGTTGCAGTCCATGTAACTCCCTGCTTCCACGTACTATCCAATGGACATTTGAACCTTAGTCTACGTTCTGTGTCTTTGATAGCATCCCTGGTTATGACACCAAACTGTGG